ATTGGAGTTGGATTTGATACCCTTGGACAAGATAAAAAAATGTCAATCTATGCACCAACAGAGCCAGCATCTATCTATGAAATTCCTGATACTCGTGAAGGTTGGGTTGAATCAGTTCGTCTTCTAATTAACTCATTTCTTCGCCAGAATCAACCTATTCAAGAGTTTACCTATGACCTCATACGTCCTCTAGGTGCCCCCATTAAGGGCTTTGGAGGGGTTGCCAGCGGTCCAACACCACTTATTGAACTACATACACGCATTCGGAATGTAATTGGCTCTAGAGCAGGAGAATTCTTGGATAGCCGTGCTATTGTAGATATTGTTAACCTTATTGGAACATGTGTTGTTTCTGGAAATGTTCGTCGTTCTGCAACTCTTGCTCTTGGAACTCCAGAAGATGATGAATTTATTAATCTTAAGAATCCAGAAGTGTTTCCAGAACGTAACTCCTATGATCCAGAAAAGCCAGGTTGGGCATGGATGTCAAATAACTCTATATCAGCAACAGTTGGAACAAAATATGAAGACTATGTAGATTTAATTGCAGATAACGGAGAGCCAGGTTTTATCTGGCTTGATGTTGCCCGTGATTATGGCCGTCTTGCGGATGCTCCTGATTATAAGGACAGTCGTATTATGGGCTTCAACCCTTGTGCGGAGCAGCCATTGGAATCATACGAATTATGTACACTTGTAGAAGTGCATTTAAATCGTCATGAATCTAAGGAGGACTTCCTCAAGACGTTGAAATTTGCTTACCTTTATGGAAAGACTGTAACACTTCTTCCAACACACTGGCCACAAACAAATGGCATTATGCAACGTAACCGTCGCATTGGAACCTCATTGACAGGTATTGCATCATTTGCAGATACATATGGTCTTCCAACAACTCGTCAATGGATGGATGAGGGATACAAGAAGATTCGTCATTATGATCACCAATATTCAGAATGGCTATGTGTTCGTGAGTCAGTTCGTGTAACAACAGTTAAGCCATCAGGATCTGTTTCACTTCTTTCTGGCGCAACTCCTGGAGTTCATTGGGGACCAGGTGGAGAATTCTACCTACGTGCAATTCGCTTTGGAAATACTGATCCAATGCTTTATCTTTTCAAAGCTGCAGGGTATAAGATTGAAGCAGATCTAGTATCAGCAAATACCTCAGTAGTATACTTCCCAGTTGCTTCAGGACATAAGCGTGCAGAGAAGCAAGTAAGCCTATTTGAGAAGATTGGTTTAGCAGCAACTGCACAGAAGTATTGGTCAGATAATGGTGTTTCTGTAACACTGTCTTTTGACAAGGAAACAGAAAAGCAGTTCGTAGCTCCAGCATTGAATATGTATGAGGGTCAACTAAAGGCGGTATCTTTTTTGCCAATGGGAGACAAGATTTATCCACAGCAACCTTACACTGAGATTTCAAGAGAAGAATACAACTCATACGTAGGAACAATTGGAAAGATTGATTGGTCTGCTATTTATGATGGTGTAGAGAATCTTGAGGCTGAGGGTGAAGCGTATTGCTCAACTGATGCTTGTGAGATAAAACTATACTAATGGTTACAACTGGTTCACTTTAACATGACTATGGTATACTTATGGTTATGAGTAATACAACTAATCCATTAATTAATAAAAAGACTGGTTTACCAATTGTTGGAAATGTACGCAAAAAGGTCATTGAAAAGAACTATGACTGGGGCTTGTATGTTTATAAAAAAGCAAATGGTCGCTGGTTTACTGACGGTAATGGTAATGTTTTAAATATTGAGTCTATGCGTAATGATATCTCTAAGATGACTGAGCTAAAGAATGCAGCAAAGTACTATGGCGATGCAGGAGATGGAGAAGCAATATTTGTTCCTGGGCTAACACGTATTTCAGAAGAAGAACATTCAGAACAACTTGATCGTATGGTCAGTGGTTTAATACCTTCTAAAAATGACCTAGGTGCTTGGAAAGCTGCAAAAGATACACTTGAGACACATGGAAGAGAAGCGTACGAAAATGGCTAATGAAGAATATCAGTATATATCTGCAAGTTTAAATACACAAGAAGAAACGGTAAACTCTTTTAAAGAGCAAGACCCGTTTAATAAATCTTGGGACATGCTTAAAGACTTTTCTGGATTAGAACAAAACTTTCGTCGTAGAACAGCAAGAAACCTTAACAAGTTTGCAGATGTAAACAATGCAGCATATTTAGATTCTGCAAATGTTACACCATCAGGTGTGGATGCTTCATCAAAGCAGATCAATCCTGGAACGGTATACAGAAATGGTTACGGATTATTTGATGTAATTACTCCTCCATATAATCTATATGAACTTGCAAATTTTTATGATACATCTTTTGCTAACCACGCTGCTATTGATGCAAAGGTTGCAAATATTGTTGGTCTTGGATATTCATTTGAAGCAACAGACCGCACCATGCTTTCTTTTGAGGGTAAGGAACAAAGCGCTACAGATAAAGCACGGAAGCGTATGGAAAGAATGAAACTTGAAATGCGTGACTGGCTAGAAAACCTTAATGATGATGATTCATTTACAAAGACAATGGAAAAGGTTTACACAGACGTTGAGTCTACTGGAAATGGATACCTTGAAATAGGTCGTACAGTAAATGGAGACATTGGATATGTTGGTCATATACCATCAACTACAATTCGTGTTCGCCGTTTGCGTGATGGATATATGCAGATCATTTCACAAAAGATTGTTTACTTTAGAAACTTTGGTGCAACCAATCCTAATCCAGTCACAGAAGATCCACGTCCAAATGAGATTATTCATATCAAGGAGTATTCTCCATTAAACACTTTCTATGGAATTCCTGATATTATTGCAGCACTTCCTTCACTTATTGGTGATCAACTTGCATCACAATATAACATTGACTACTTTGAGAATAAGGCTGTTCCAAGATATGTCGTAACCTTAAAGGGCGCAAAGCTTTCTGGAGAAGCAGAGGATAAGATGTTCCGCTTCTTGCAGACAGGCCTTAAGGCACAGTCTCATAGAACCCTTTATATTCCTCTTCCTGGAGATACTGACCAGAATAAGGTTGAGTTCAAAATGGAGCCAATTGAAAACGGAATCCAAGATGGCTCATTTAAGGAATACCGCAAGCAAAACCGTGATGATATTCTTGTTGCTCATCAGGTGCCAATTTCAAAACTTGGCGGTACTGATTCAGCAGCTATCGCAGCATCAATTGCACAAGATAGAACATTTAAGGAACAGGTTTCACGTCCTGCACAAGGGCACTTAAATAAAGTTATCAACAAGATCATTAAAGAAAAAACAGACATACTTGAGTTAAAGTTTAACGAACTTACACTTACAGATGAAATTACTCAATCACAAATTCTTGAGCGATATGTAAAGACTCAAGTTATGATGCCTAATGAGGCACGTGAAGCAATTGGTCTTCCACAGCATCCAGGCGGAGATACTCCATTTGAAATGTCTCCAAGACAAGCAACCGATTCTAGAGCAAATACATCTGGCAATAGAGCAAGAGATACTGAACGAAACAATAGCCAATCTGATGGACCTGCAACAACAACTGGACGTAATCCACAGGGTGAGGGTAGAGCGTCTCAATAGTTGAGAAATGGTTTAAAAGGTTTGGTATAATAGAATCGTCATGAATATAAATAAAGCACATTGGTCAACAGACGGCGATAATGTACGTCTGTCAATGCCACTTACAAAGATAGATGAAGGCCGTAGAATTGTTTCTGGTTTTGCATCTTTGGACAACTTAGATAAGCAAGATGATATTGTAACTACTGAAGCTTCTATGGAGGCTTTTGCTAAGTTCCGTGGTAATATTCGTGAAATGCATCAGCCATCAGCTATTGGTAAAATGATTTCATTTAAAGAAGAAAAGTATTTTGATCCAGAGACAAAGAAATTCTATAAAGGCGTTTTTGTCTCCGCCTATATTTCTAAGGGTGCACAAGATGCATGGGAAAAGGTCCTAGATGGAACCTATACTGGTTTTTCTATTGGTGGACGAATGAACAAGTGGGACGATGCTTATGATGAGAAGTCAGATAAGTCAATTAGAGTTATTAAAGAATATGATTTGATTGAGTTGAGTCTTGTAGATTCCCCAGCAAATCAATTTGCAAATATTATGTCAGTTGAAAAAGTTGACGGTGTAAATACAATTACTGGTTCATCAGCAGACCTAGTAGTTGAAAACGTATTCTGGGATTCAGATTCTGGCATCGTTACAATCTCTGAAAATGAAACTGAGTTAAGCCCAGTATCAGGTGAAGAAATGAAAAACATTGGATTTGTTGAAAAAAATGATTCAGAAAAAACCACAATGATAAAGTTCTTAGTTGATAGTGCAAAAGGCATTAGAACAATTAAGATAGCAAAGGAGGATAATCCTATGACAGAAAATACAGAAGTAGTTGCAGAAGCAACTCCAGAAGTTAATGAAGTTGAGGTTGCTCCAGAGGCTCCTGCAGAGGCAGTTGCAAAGTCACTAGAAGTTACAGAAGAAGTTGTAACAGAAAAGTCAGATGCAGTTGTTGAAGAGGGTAGTGCTCCTTCTATTGAAGAAGTAACAGAGAAGGCTGACGAAGCAATAGTTGAGGTTGCAACAGCAACAGCAGAAGTTGCTAAGGCAGTTTCTGAAATTCAGAACTCTGTAACTAATGCCTTGAGCGATCTTGCAGCAACAGTAAAGGCTATGCAAGCCAATGTTGATGCAATCACAAAATCTCTTGAATCCGTAACAGAGGAAGTTAAGGAAGTTAAGGGAAGCTTTAATGAATTTGGAAAGACCGTAGATGCCGTAGTTGCAGATACCGCTTTCCGCAAGTCTGGCGATCTCGGCGAGATTGTACAGGAATCACCTAAAGTGATTCAGAAATCCCTATGGGGCGGACGTTTCCTCA